TTATTTAACAAATCTCGAATATCTAATAAAACTTCTAATAATAATTGTTTCTCGTAATCCACAAAGTTAAAAACAGTTCCAGTTTCGTAACCTTTATGTACATAAGTTTTTCCAACATCTTTCATTATCTCTTCTTTTGTTCTCATAATATTTTTACCAAACATTAAGACCGACCGCTATTAAAATTTATCTATCAACCATGTTAAGTATTTTATTGCTATAAACACAATCGTAATTAAAACAAAAAGTCCAATAATTGCTAATCCTATTCCTTGTAATATTATTTCAATCATATTTACCATGTATTAACTCCCAATAATCGCTTGCAATGAAACCAAACTTTCTGCAACCAATTCTTATCATCGTAAGAGCAGTAGCAGACTTTATCATCTCTATAACAACGTGGGTCAATGTGTTCTCTCATTTGTAATTTTTTACATATTTATAAAACGCCCAACATGATATTCCTATGACAATCAATATTCCTAATCCTAACCCTCCTAAAAATATAGTTAATACAATTTCTGCCATAATCTTTAAAACTCTACTGACTTATAATTTTCGACCTTACTTTAATTTATCATTATGCTTAGGATTTCCTGTTTGAAATGGGTCAATCCATTCATCAAAAAATTCTTTTAATTTTCTAAGTTCGGTAATATCTAATTCACAGATTTTTTCCCTTTCATTTTTATACAAAGCCCAGTGAGTATGGGTATTTGAAATTCCCTCAAATTCTTTTATGGTTCTTATTGTCCAAGTTCTAATTATCTGTAGCATATACATTCCATTCTACTGGCTGATAAATTCGACCGATTCTTTTAAATTTCTAAACTCTATGAAGTAAGCATCACGGGCGACTTTTCTTTGGTACATTTCCTGCACATCTTCAGTCATTTCGGCTATCATTTCATGATACTTTCTATTTTGTATGTCTTTACGTTCTTGTTTGGTCATAAAAGTTTATATTGCTCTAATAATTGCTCGTACCAGTCGTATGCCTTTACTGTTTTTTGTCTGTCAGCTAGAATAGAGTCCACATATTCATTACCTTCAATTTTTCGCATATTTTCTATAAAATCTGCTCCTCGTCCTCCGTGTCGGATGTTGCATAAATAGCATTGCGGTCTGAGAAGTCTCAAATCATATTTTAAATAAGCTCCGACACTTGCTTTTGCTAACATGTGTCCTGTATGTAGATTAGAACCAACAAGACCAGTTGCACCACAAGTATAGCAAGTATGTATATGGTTTTTTCGAATAATTCTCTTGCATTCTGCCCACAATTTTCTCTGTAATAAGGAAATCTTTTGTTTACTTTGTTTTCTCAACATGTTGTTTTTTCTTAAATAATCTATTTCTCCATAAATACAAAGCATTTTTTGCCTGTTCTGTCTTCTTTGTAGAACGCATAAAGGGATATATACTTTTTAAGAAATTTTCCGCGTTATATCCTGACAAAGTAAACACATAAACTTCTCCCACTTTTCCTTTTCTTAAATGGGCAACCGAACCATACCCAAAATATTTTTTCATTTCTAACAACACTTCTGCTTCTTTTTGAACTATACCAACCACCAATCTGGTTGTACCTCTCTTTTTTTCCTTATAAAATCCTGTTGTGCCTTCGCCTTCATAAAATCCAGCTAACCAATTAAGATATTCTTTAATTTTGTTCTTTTCATACATAAATTATATCAATTTAAGTTGCTTTTCGCTAACTGGATTTACCTTCTTTTTGTAGTTTCTTTGAATACTTGAGACATATCCGATGTCGCCAGCCTTAGGTCTATTAAAATTTTTCTTATTTTTTTGTCTTTTAGTTCCGTGAGACATATTAGTATAAATTCTTTGCTTCATTCTCCATTAAGCGAAGCATTGTATTACTTGCTGATAATTGTTTTTCAATAGCTTTCAATTTCAGTTTTATAATTGTCATTTTTACTCCGTCATCTGTGCCGTCAAAATCTCTTTGGCACGCCGTATCACTTTTATGTTTCTCTCTATTTAGTTTAAAGAAATCAGCCTGTAACTTAATTAACTTTGCAAGTTCACCACAATAGCGAGAATATTCTTCTGCCATACCCATTCTTTCGTCTGCAATTTGATGGGGTGTTTTCTGCATGTTAGTTAGGATAAATTGGGTCTTTATTTGGAGTTTCCCATTCCGAATAACACCATGCACGCCAGTATTTAATTTCTTCTTCCATACTTGTGCCGTGCCATTGTGCCTCAGTCATAGAAGTTGCTATATCTACCGCCATTCTCATTGTTGAGGCTATTTTGATACTCAATTCCTTGTTATCTTGGAAATGAGAGATACTTTCGTTCTTTTTATCCATAACCTTTTCGATTTGTGCCGTTTTATAGCCCGTATTAGCCCCGCCACGAGCTTTTCCCTGTGTTTCTGATACTAAGTTCCAATATTGACCATTTTGCTCTAATTTGCCCCTTATAACGCTTCCTTCTTTTAAGTTAGCGAAGTCTGGGAAGTCAGAGAATACATTAACTTGAAAATCTGCTCCAGCTTCGTTAGATACCTTACAAGACTTATACGGTCGTCCTGTCTTGGCTGTTTTATCGGTTACGTTTTTGATTGTGATGTTCTCGAACATATTTTTATTTAATTAAACTTATAATGGCTACTATTAACATTGCCGACATGAACACTGTACCCCATAAGTTTCTATCTTTTAATATTTTATTTATTTTCATCATCTTTATTTAATTTATTTAATCTTAAAGCACTTGCGTTACATTTTTCTATCATTTTATTTTTCCACTCATAGGCTTCTTGCAAATCTTCATCGGCTTGTTTCAAGGCTTTTAAATCATCTTGATAATCTTGTGTGGCAATTTCGTATTCTTCTCTAAAATAATTACTCATGGTTTTCGTAATCCTGTCTTATACTCTCTTCGGCTTCAAAGAGAGCTAAGTCAAATAAATCTACTAAATGGGTAAGTTCGTTTTTAATGTACTCACCTGTGCCTGTGGCTCTTATTGATAATGGGTCTTGACCGCTAAACATAATTGCATTTTTCATATATTTATAAGTTAGTTTATAATTTGGGGCTTTTAGGAAAGGTACTAAAGATAGTTCTCGTAAGTTAATCACATTGCCGTCTTTCACAAACCAAAACGTCTTATTCCCTTTCCCTATACCCCAGAAGACAATTCAAATAATTTAATAATGTAATTGCTTCTATATTTAAACTATATACTTATCGTATTACAGTGTCAAGCAAAAGTTATCCCCACATCGTAATACACATCAAATAAATTAAGTTGTCAAATCCAACGACTTTTCACGCACATACACACTTAATGGTTTCTTCTTTCGTTTCTTATTTAAAGTTTCTAATTCGTCTAAATGAAAACGCACGGCTAACACTTTCGAAGTTGCATATCTTTTTTTCATAAGTACATCGTATCACAGTTTAATGGTAATTGTCAAGCAAGTTAATCTATTCCTATCTCTTTGTATTCTGTATAAAGAAACTAACGCTCTATAAAAACTTCTGTTAAAGTGAATGGGTCTTTTCCTGTGTAGTGTACTTTCTGATAGCAGATTTTCTTGTATTTTGGAAGTTTATAAAAATCCTTAACCTTTTTAATTTCTTTATCTGCTTCATCATCGCCAAACTTTTGCATTATAGGAAAATTTATTCTATTTATCCCTTTAGTCCACCTTAACTTCTTTTTCATATTTTTGTTTGTTTAATAAATTCTCCAAAATGGTAATTGCGTGTCTTTTGTTCTGTGAAATGAAGACAAGATTGCAGAGCATCTCTTAGCCATGAAGTAGGAAAGTGTATTGTAGTAAAATGAATTGATTTTGTAGTTCTTCCTGTAGCTTCACTTAGTTTAGATACAAGTTCTCTTCTTTCATTATCTTTGCGAGGCTTTACTATTTTATATTTAGTTAGGTCTATGTTTAGTTCCATTATTTTATATTTCTAAAAAAGTCATTTTGATTTTCAGCTTCCTGCCAATCTTGTGATTTAAATTTTTCGTAATGTTGCAAATGCCCACATGGTTTACAATAATCCCAATTTGTATAGTGCCACCTAATTGGTTTTTCTGAATGTTGCCGACGTTCCATTTCTTTAGAACACTTTGGACATAATTCTCCCTTACCTATAATAGTATATCTTTTTCTTCTAGTTTTCATATAATTAAAGATACTTAATAATAGAACACCTTAGATTGCTAACTCGTACTTCCCCTTTATCCCCATTACTATGAGTTTAAAGAAAGTATTAGTTGCAATTAAGATAGAACACCTTGAGTTGCCTCACTTCCTCCCCGTGAGCAGGGACGCTACAAAGTTATAGTTTATTGTCTGCACTTCATATCTAAACTCCCCACAGACAACGTAAAAACCACCTCCTAATTAAATAGGTTGGTGGCTCGTACGTTGCGATTAACAACGGAAAAATTCTTTACGCAAAAAACTCTTTCGTTGTTATTGTTAATCGCCATACTTATATCCTATCAAACACAAAACTCGCCGTCAAGCGAGTCTGTGGATAAGTTTCTATAGAGCATCCCCGTCTAATCCAAAGTTAGTAGGAGGAATATGTTAAGTATATATTAAGTTATATAAAAAGTCAAGTAGAAAGGGCACAAGATTCTTAGTTTTGTGCCCAATTTGATACACCTCTTTCCCAAGGAGGCTAATTGACCAGTAGCGAAATTACACGGGTCAAACTTTTTCTTCGTCGCAGATTTTTAGGGCTGTGAGGAAGTTTAAATCTTGTGAAGTAAATACGGGCGGGGCGATGGCCTTGAGGGGCGGACGTAGTTTCGTCGCATCTTTGGCGTAGAGTTTCTTCATCTCGTTGCTGAAATAGTGGAGTGTAAATGCAAAGTTAAAATTCTCTTTGCACTTGAAGCAGTAGAGTCCGAAGACCATGGCGAAGTTCTCGCCGAGTGATACATCTGCGATGCCCATAGGTTGGTCGCACGTCGGGCAGTGGATTTGAAACTCGGCGGTACGCATTGTCATAACTTCTCCTGTTGTTTTGCTTGTCGAGCTTTCTCGTCAAGGTTGTGGTCAAGGTCAAGACAGATGTAGACTTTGACGTGTTCATCGGTGGACTCCACGATAGAATGTGAAGTAAATTTTCCGCAGTGATTACAATACTTTACTGTCCAGCCATGTCTTACCATATTCACCTCGTTAAATTTTTGAAGAGCGGTCTTCTGGTATTTAATTATGTGCTTATTAAAAACTAAAATCCACAGACTCCTTATAAATCTGTGGATAAGTGGCTTAGTTAGGACAAACAATTATTAGAAATTTTTCTGTGAAAAAATATATTTATTTCGGTCGCCAATTTCTTGGGGAGTCTCTAAAGAACCTTTTGGATTATTTGAAGCCACATAATCCTTTATCTTTATTGTACACTCAATTCTGTCTCAATAAAAGTTAATAGTCCAATAACTGTGGAAAAGTCGCCGAGCTTAGAACCTTGTAGAGCAGATAATCCACCGATAACAATCAAACACGCATAATACAATCTAGTTCTCCAAATACTCCATGTAAACATAAGTTTAAATTTATTGTTAATCTTATAATATTCATCGACCACTATTTGCTCAAATTCAGGGTCATTCATATAAGTGTATTTAAGACTGCACGAGTTTTAGGACCGACTATGCCGTCAGGGACTAAGTTATGTGCTGTTTGAAAGACTTTTACACTTACTTCAGTTATACGTCCAAATATACCGTCTATTGCCCCTGTATAGAGGTTTTGTTTTTGTAGCAGTATCTGGAGTTGTTTTACATCATTACTCCATGCCTTGAGGCGTATATCCACGTTAAATTGGAATTTAGGCGGTGGGGGAAGGGGATGATTGATAAACTCGGCAAATTGTCCATTAAAGTATGGTTGAGGGTCGGAGAATCCATTATAACCATTTTGTAAATCAGTTCCGAGAATATGCAAACCAAAGTGTAAGTGGTCGCCAGTACTGTCTCCTGTATTATCCGCATAACCTAAAAGGTCGCCAGCTTTGACTTGGTCGAAAGTTTGTACTACGGCATTGTCTTGAATCATGTGCCAATAGATTGTATAAAAAGATTTATCAGGTGAAACTAGTTTGACTCCGTTACCTCCATGACCGTCTATTTCAGGGAAACATTGTCCGTCGTGGGAAGCGTAAATTGGTTGTCCGTGAGTCGCCATAAAGTCTATACCAGGATGACCTTTTAAGCCACCTTGAGCATAGAAAGCATTGTCATTAGCACCGAAGGGTTGATTAACGTGTAGTGGGCGAACGGGATAGAAAAGTATTTTGTCCATTAGATTATTTTATCAAATAGTTTAATAAAAAGATAGCCAGAGAGAAGAATTATGTCAATATCTCCAAGAGTGTTTCTGACTGCGTTAAATATATCTTGTATCATGGGTGTTTGGATATTAAATACCAGTTTACTAAAGTAATTATTACACCACCACCACCGATAAGCAAGGCAAGATTCCACCAAAGTTTTTCAGTGGTTTGTTTAACTGGGGAAAAATCATCTTTTAAGAATTTATTAAAATCTTCTTTTTTAACGTAAGCGTCGTCTATCTTTTGAGTGAGACTATCTATTTTAGTTGCCACAGCATCAAGTCCAGTTCGTAGGGACTTCATCTGTTCTTCGAGTACTGCTATTTTGACTTCATCTGTTCTTGGTGGTTCCATTTGTTTTTTCATCCTTAAGATGACGTATGGGCTACTATATTACTTCTTGATTAACTGCTTTCATTGCTCCGACGGGCAAATCAGCTACTTGGGCTTGTAATGTATCAATCTGTGCTTGTATCTCGTTGGTGTCTATGGTGGTACTTTCAGTAAATTGCCATATGGTATTTACAGTAAAAGTTCCATCTCCGTTATCTATTTTTTCTTCGCTAATTTTTGTTTGATGTGGATTCATATATTTTAGTTAAATCATTTTTAATAAAAAAGCTGGGTTGGTATTATTAGCCACGGCTGGTTGAAAACTTGCCCAGACTACTGTATATTGGTCAGTTCCGGTAGCCGTAATATGGGCGGTATAGGAAGACAGTGTGCCGGCGGGGATATACTGTTCGACTCCTCCATAGTTACCCGAAGCGTCGTGGATACTTCCCTCAATCAAAGTAAAGTCTGTGCCGGCAGTATAAGTATCGAAGTTGTTCTGTCCAGCTCCGAGAAAGACAAGTTCTCCCGCGACTGCCGTAGAGAAAGCACTACTAGTTAAGTTAGTTGTTCCACCTGCCCCATTGTTTGTACCAGACCCAGAAGCATCAAGCGGAGCTGTTTTGTCTAGTCCTGAATATTCCGCCACATATATCCACCCATAGTTAGAACTATTAGCAAAGGTAACGGTTATGGCTCCCGAGACTCCCGTGATGTTTTTGGCATACCAAATAGACATATTAGGGTCTTGTCCTGTTACTTCCACAGCTTTAGTAAAGGTATTAGTACCATCTGAAATGGAAGTTACAGTCGTTGGTAAGGGCACACCTGTTCTCGTACAGACTATTAATGTGTTGCCTGTAGTGGTGGTGATAGACGATGTAGCCAACGTTGTCAGCGCTACTCCGTCTTTTGCCTTATATGTTGTTTGTACTCGTGTGATTGCCATATTAGATGTTTTGTCCCACTACATATCCGTCGTAGGTATTAGTACCTGTAATTTCAAAACCCATTGTGTCTGCCTTACTTGCTGTAGTAGTGAGGGTTGGCGCTGTCCCGCCCGCCCATTTGATTGTCGTAAACCATGTAACAGTTCTCGACCCTGTACCATCTTGTAAGATACGAATAATAAAACATTGACCTGCTGTTCCGTTGGAAAGAGCAATGGTGATATTTCCAGCAGGCATGGTTATGTGGTGGATATTTCCTTTTGAAAGGTCGAGAGTAGCTGTACCTGCCGCACTTGGAGTATAGGTCTGAATATTTTGGTAGGTGCCTTCATTGAGTTGTAAACTAGTATTTGCCGAAGCATTTATCTGGTTAATAACTGGCGTAGTAAGAGTTTTGTTGGTAAGAGTTTGCGAACTGCTTACATCTACTACCGTTACTCCTTCTACGGCAATTAATCCAGCGGAAACTCGGGAGATTGTGGTGTCTGAAGCATTACCGAGTTCGATGGTTGAAATTTGCGGCGCTGTATCAAAGACAAATTTTCCTGTGCCTGTAGCTCCTGTAGAGGTTACTCCTTCCACTAGCAAGTGTCCCGCATCATTAACTTTAAAATTTACAGTTCCATTACTTCGAGTAGAGAATATATCCGCCCCAGTTGCTCCATTATCGGCTATGAGAGCTGTAGAAGTTCCTAAGGTTGGAGCAGTGGTCATTAAGCCAAAGAAGCCAGCTACATTAACCGTACCGTTTAAGGCTAAGCTTCCTGTGCCTACATTCAATGCTGGTGTACTGGTTGCTGAGATGGCATTATTAAGGTTCCCCATGTTTAAAACAGAGCTACTATCTGCAACATTATATAAACCTATGTTATGTCCTATAGTAACAGACGAAGCTTTGTTGAAAAGCCCATAGTTTGCATTTCCTCCTGTCCATACGGCTGTCCCTGTTCCTGCAGCACTATTCAAATTTCTCATTGAAAATGTTGAAGAACCACCTGTATACCCTGCGTTAAGAGCGACATTTACAGCTCGGACTGCAAAGTTTGAAGTACCCGCTGAAGTAATGCTAAAAAATACTCCATTTGATTGAGCAGCAGTTACAGTAGCTGGCAAAGTACCAGTTACATTTAAAAAGTTATCAGTAGGAGAGCTTCCACCCAATACTCCACCTTTTATTTGGGTGATGCCTTGCCCGCCTGTAAGAACAGAGCCTAATTGGAAAAGTTTAGTAGAATCATCGGTAAAGGAGAAATTGGCATTATCTTGGGCGAGAATCCCTGTTGGGTTGACGAAAAGAACGGAGTTGGCTGTACCATTTGTCACCGTTCCACCAATAGCCGTGCCTGTGGTTATGTCTACTTGTTTAGTCGTGTTGTTATCAGTCGCAGTAGCTCCTAGTAAGTTAAAGTCAGCATATTTATTAGACATAACTGCTCCGCTGACACTTATTTTACGTGGCATCGAACCTCCTCCTTTTTTATTGATTTGATTGATTAAATCCAAGCGAGTTGTTTCAAGAATAGATTTTAGTTCTTTTAAATCTTCTTCTTTGTCGTCGGGGATTTTTAGGTTAGCGAATTTTTCATTTATATTTTTCTTTAAATCGGAAAGTTCTTTTTTAATGTCTGCATCTTTATCTTCGTAGTCGATTGAGGCAATTTTTACTTTTAGGTTAACTACTTCGGTTTCTAGTTGTTTAAGAAGATTCTCTTCTAAGGTTTCGTTATCGTTTGCACTTTTTTCTCCAAGAGCAGAAATCTTGTTATCATATTTATCAGATATATTCTTCAGTTCTTTTTGAACAGTAGATTTTATATCTTCGACTGATTTCACTAGAGGAGAAATATCTACATTTTTTTTGAAATTAGTAAGTTCCCTATTAACTTTATCAAGAGTGGGAATGGCTACTTTCTCCTCAAGAGATTTACGAAGTTGGGCTACGCCAGCATCAAAACCACTAAAATCAATAGCGTCTCCATTCATTGTTCGCAATATTTCTCGTAATTTATCCTTTTTAGTCATTGGAATTTAATACGCTTTCAATTTGTTTCTTAAGGTCTTCTAATTCTTTTTTACCATCGCCTTGTTGCTTCATTTCAGCGCGTAAGGTATTGATTTCATCCATAATTCGAGATTCTGTGCCTGCAATCTCGGCTTTGACATCGGTTTGATTACTTTGATTACTTGGTGCGCCTTGATTTGGGTCTTGAGTTGGAGTAGAGCCAGCGTCTTGCATAGGTTGACCATTTCCTTGCTGGGGTAAAAGATACTTTTGGAGATTGGTAATAATCCCGAGTCCAAGTTTAGCATCTTGTGGGTTCATTGATTGTCCTTGAGTTGTTTGATTTGGTTGCATATATTTTTATTGACCACTAATAAGACTACCTATCTGTTTTCTAAATGCTGTTCCAAGTGTGGCTATTCCTAAAATCGTTCCAATGGTATATATAGCTCTTCGAGATAATGTTTGTGGGTTTTTTAGTCCTTGTAAAAATTGATGCCCATAATTACCTTTGGTTGCTGTTGCGACTTCCTCATTTGATTTCATTAGTTTCTGAATAGCGTCCATTGGGTCATTTAATATGTCATAACCAGTTGCTGCTTTAACTTCTGCGTTGGAACGTAATAATGCAGAAGTGCCTTGAGGAGTTTCCATCATTTTCATCATCTTATTTACAGAATCATTTACTTCTTTTGGGTCTAATATTTCTCCTTGAAATTTCTTAATAGGGATAAGACTACTCATGGCATCTTTGGCGTCTTGGACTTGTTGATAGTCTTGCGACATTCTATCCCAAACACTATTCCCTAGGTTATCAGTAACATGACCCATTCCTGCCTGAGCGGCATTTTTTACATCACTTACTAAACTACTAACTTGACTGTTCACTCTTACATCTCCCTTAGAATTATATTTCAAATCATTTAAAGATTTAATTAAGTCTTGACTATCTTGCGGAGTTAGTTTTATTTCTCCATTTATGGAATCAGCGTTTCTAATGGAATCTGGTAATGACCAAGCCTTAGTATCTTTGAGTTCGTTCATTTTTGCTAAAATATCTGCATTTAAAGTCGTTCCAGCGTTTGGGTCAACTTGTGAAATCATTTGTGGGGCTTGAGCGTATTGATTACCTGCTCCCACGGTCATGTCATTTATAGTATTGCTTGCTTCATGGACTGCATCAGTTGCCGTGTTTCCCGCTTGCATATTTGCTCCTTGAGCATTGGCAAGAGTTTGGTCGTAGTTAGAACTGAAAATGGGATGACTGGTATTAAGTTCATTTGGATTTGGTTTAGATAATCCTCCGGTTACTCCACCAATCACACCTCCTGCAATACCTCCTATTGTTGCTCCTTGAAGTCCTTGTCCGATAACATCTCCGGAACTTGCCCCTTGACTCATAGCATTTCCTGCGCCGCCTAAACCACCTCCTAATGCACCGAGTTTTGCTCCTTGGGCAATTCCACCTCCAATACCAGAAGCAATCCCACTTCCTGCTATCCCTACTGATGGCAAACCGCTTACAGCGGCCGCTGGAGCTAAATAACTTGCTGATTTTAATGCCTGTCCAGCAATTTGTTCTCCACCACCTTGACCGAAAGCCTTTTGAGCGGGGACGTCTATATTGCCAAGTGGTGAACCGAAAGATTGTCCTTGTCCTTGGTCAGCCATAGCATTATAACCTTGGGCGGCTTGCGAATTGGGAGCAAATAATCTAGTTGCGGCTTCGGTTGCTCGTGCTGCTGGAGTTACTAAAAGAGTATTAGCAACATCTTTTGCCGCTCCTGATAAAAAGTTACCAACTTTAGAGAAAAATCCTTGAGGTGGTGGAGTCGAACCTGTTTGAAATGCATTGTATGATAAATCTGCCATATTATAATCCTATTTGTGATTTAACCCAGTAAAAATACTTTGGGTCGGTTGCTAATTTCGACATATCTATTGTTTTTTGTGTTGCTGTATCTAGTTTTGGAATTGCGGAAAATACTTTTGACTTATCTGATTCGCCTGGCATTGCAAATATATCTGCGGGATTTTTTGCGGCATCTAATTGTGCTTTTTGGATAGCAAGTTGAGATTTTTGTATATTTAGATTACCTTCTTGTAAGGCTTGTTGGGCTTTTTGAGTTTTTAAATCTTCTGCAGCGGCCGCTTGAAACTGTGCTGGTGTCCAGCCAAAATGTGAGGCTACGGCGGCAGCGTTAGCACCAGTTGGGTCAGTGTTCATCAGTCCGTTATACAATCCACTAATACCAACCGAGGCAATCATGGTTTTAATTCCGTCTTTGTAGGCGTTTTCGGTATTCTGTTGAGCGGTTTGCAAGTGGTCCCAGATACCCATAGCTTGAGTTGCTTCACTAGCCGCCGTGGCTTTATCGTTATTGTAAATACTCGTATCAGTAGAAACTTGGTCTTGTTGAAGAGCTATTTGGTCTTCAAGTTGAGTTACTTGAGTTTGTAGAGTCGTATTTCTAGCCACTGCCATAGCCATAACTTGACTATTAGTTGCAAAACCATTAGCTGTAGTTATTTCTTTACGAATATCAGCTTCCGTTCCAGCCATGAGTTGTTTCATGTTCATCAATTTTAACTTATCTGCATTGAGTCCTGATTGGTCGTGAGTTAATTGACTAAATTCTTTTGCTAGTTGGTCACGGACTGATTGGGGTTCAATCATATCTCGAATAGCTTGAATATTGTCAGACATATTCGGATTAGTTTTAGGATTTAGATAATCTTGAACACTTTGTGGAAGAGCTGGATTACTATTATCTGGAGGAGTGTATTGGGAGGTTATAGTTGTAGCTGTTCCGTTACCTTGTGGAGGAGGGGTTCCACTTTTTTGAGCATTGATTTGTCCTTGAGCTTGAGGACTTAAAACACCTACTGAACCTTTATCAGATGCCATTTGTTGTGGTGTAAGAGGTGTACTAGGAATTGGAGAAGTCGCTGGAGCGCCTGGAAGTCCACTAGTAGCATTTGTAGTGGCTGGACTAGGTTGAGTGGTCATGGCAGGAGTGTTTTTGGTTGATACTGCTGGCGATACGGGTGCGCCAAATTGTTGTCCTTGCTTATATGTGTTACCTAAACTATCGGTAGTAGATTGCCCAGGAGCTAATCTTGCTCCAGTTTTGGAGTCATAATTGACTGTGTTATCTGCCCCACCTCCTACTGGCACACTATTGGCTTGTGCAGCACTAAATCTGCCACTTGCTATGTTGGCGTCTCTTGCTTCGTTGCTTGTAAATCCTACTAATTGTGATGGCATATATTTATACTACTGTACCAGTGGCGTCTACCCAAGCTCCGACGACAGAGCTATACCATATTGGTTTGTTAATTGTATTATCGAAGTATGATTGACCAAAAACTGAAGAAGTTGGACGACTTGAAGTTACTCCGTTTAAAGTTACATACTTGCGATTGACTGTTTGTAAAGCATCGGTAGGGGTATCGGTAAGTTTTCTGTCAATAAAACCTCGTCCTTTGTTGTAAATAGGCATAAGTTTACGCATGACTTTATGTACCTTATCTTCGAAATCTTTATTGATTTGTAAATTATCTTGTTTCATACTCCTGCTTCTTCATACTCTACTTCTAATTTTTCTCCGACCCAATTTGCTCCATTGACATTGGTTATTCTTACTCCCAGTGAATATGTAGGTTGCGTGGCTGGGGTATACCATACAAAATCATTATGTAATAAACTTCCAGTCATGGTAAAAGTTTTACTACCCCCATTCATTGGAGTGCCATCGCTTCCAATTAAATCTATTGTAAACTTAGCTGGAAAAGTTACATTAGCTGATTGCTGTAAATAGAGACGTACTTGAGTAGGTTTGAACTTACGAGATATTATATTACGAAATAATTTAAGAGATGTTTCTTGTTGAGTTTCATATACTCCAGGAATAAAACCAGTTGTGCCAAATGAACGTGTGTTTGGGGTTGGATAAGTGTTGAAAGAGTAAAAACGATATTGAGTAGTCGGAGCGGCTGAAGTTTCAAGAGTAGAAAAGAAAAGTTGAGGAGTTCCAACTTGATTACCTGCATATCCATTTGAAGAAGCCCCAAACAAAAGATTAGAGACTATCCCAGAACAAGGCACTTGAATAATGTCAGTTTCAGGTGAAGTCGCCGCCATAGTAAAGTTTCTAAATAATCCCTTTGTGGTTTCGTAATCATATTGACCGAATTGCATCATTGAGGCTTTCATAAATCCATTGTTTAATTCAGGAGCTATAAAGCCAAGCATATTGCCTGATGACCACATTGAAGCAAAGTTAGGGGATAGAAAGTTCGGCAAGGTAATTTCTTTATCGCCATTTAAATAAATTGCTCCGCCGCCTAAGTCAAAACCCATAGTATAAGAGTTAGAACCAAAGGTAGTATTAGTATTGAGCGAATAGGAATTAAAAGTTTCAAAAGATGTATATCCTGCGTCACTTCCATTCCATAAGAATTTATATGAGTCAGCTGTGGATAATGAGTTAGTATCTTGGGTAGTAGAAGTCATATCGGGAGGAGTTAGTCGTGATACCACAATCTGTAAATAATTTCCGTCAATCGAAATATCTAAATCTCGCACGTAAGTTCCTGAAGGGAAAGCAGGGGATAAGGTAGCGTAGGTAGTTACAGTTTCAGTTGAATCTATTGTAAGCAAGTTATTTCCATTTCCAAAGTAAAGTTTACCAGTAAAGTTATTCGAAGGTCTGGGAACATTAGCAGTGTACGAACCTAATGTACCTACAAAAGTTTCATTTGTGCCATCGAAGTTTATTTTAGTTACTCCTTTGTCGTGTCCGATAAAAAGTTTCTCGGTACTACCGTAGAATTGAATTGATGAACCATATTTAAAGGTGGGAGAGTTAATAACCAGAGTTGCCAATAAGGTAGGAGAATTAACCGCCGGATTGTAACTCGTCGGGTCATTAACTTGAATTTTATATAGTCTTCCGGTGTGTCCAATAGCGTAAACGTAAGTAATTCCTGATTCTAGGCGTGGTCGCATAGCCATAATTAAATCGGTGATAACAGACGCTCCACTATCTATTTGTACTGGAGATTGAAACCATGTTAGGTTTCCAATGTTAGAAAATGGGTCATTACCAAATGTAGTAGGATACTTTGCCATACCTGAGTTCATATCTCCGATATTGTCTCGGGTAAGTCGTCCGCTGAAATTGTCGATGATTTTTAATGGCATTAGACTATTTTTTCTACTATAAAGGCAGATGATAATATCGAACCAGAAGTATCGCTTGTTTGTCCTGTAACTGTAAGTGTTTGTGCCTGCTGAGAATTAACTGAAGAATTACCTGAACCAGCTCCATTACCTAAAGTATAACCTTGACTACCTCCATTGATTAGATTTATCGAAGGTAAAAAAGAATTAAAATTTATAAATCCAATCTGTGAAGATACGTTTCCGTTTCCTAATACGAATCCTTCTATTTTTCCTCTTAATCCTGATACACTTCCTCCTACTGTTGCTATGACTATACTTGCCACCACATTGTTTCCGTAGTTAGCCAAAAAAGTTACATTGGCTCCATTGCCTAAGTTGAAATTATTAACCAATCCTGTAAAACGTATACCTCCATTGGTACCTAGTGTACTTCCAGCAATACTAGCTGCTCCCAAAATAGTAGCCACACTGAACGCTCCTCTTGCCGCAGTAATTGAGTTAGTATTTATTTGAACTTTATTGGCTACAACTGCACTCCACTGGACTCCCAATGCTTGTCCTGATTGAGCCTGTAAAACCTGTCCGTCTGTACCTACCGCAAGTTTACTTAAAACCGAAGCACTTTGGGCTACTAAAATATCACCTTTCGTGAAATTAGTTTGACCCGTGCCTCCAAAAACGGCACCTTGCACGTGTCCACCGCCAGTTGAGTTAGGTGAACGTAAATCTCCTATCACTGTACCAAGCACAGAACCTCCGTCAGCAAGTCCGATAACAGCTTCAAGTTGTCCGATAGTGGAACTCTGTAAATTTTCCAAAGCCGAATGACTTGGATTATTTAATCTACTTGTTGCGGTAGGATATTGAAATGATGTGATTGTTGAAGGATATGCCATTATATTGGTTTGGCTATTTTATGCCATGAATTATTATTTGGTTTGGATAAATTTGTCCATTCACTTTGATTTACTCCATCGTAAAATGTATTGGCATCATCGTAACTTAAGCTCGGTTGGTCGTATTGCTCTTTACCTTGAGCGTTGACATTGGTGTAAGTAGAACTATTTGGTTTTGAAATTTTAGTCCAACTCATTTAATAATTCCACCCCGTGTTTTGTATGGGTGTTGCCTGCATTGGTGTCTGAATACCTCGACTAAGGGTACTAATGTATTGTTTAACTCGTTCATCGTATTTGGCATTAAATTTATCTCCGTCCGGAATTCGGGATGTACCCAAGGAATAGAGATAATCGGCGGCAATTCTCCAACCGAGAATAGTGGTGTCGAGGTTTTCGGGATAAGCCACAGTATCTGAAGTCGAAGTATATTGCGTTGGTTCGAGATAATAAAAAATACGAATAGCTTGACTTAAATTAAATCCTCCCACTGGAGTTGGGAAGACTTCAAATTGGTCACCTCTATCATCGAAAAGTGGCATGATTGGACTTTGATTACCTCGAAGCCATGAGAAAGAATTGTTATACGACAGATTAGAGACATCTACTTGCTGAGCTGGCCAATAGTTATTTGCATTAGTATCAGTGAAGTTACATTCAATAGCCTTGAGAAACAACATATCGCTTGGATAAAGATATGTTCCTTGATTAGCTGTGGCATCTGTGTAGGCCTCTTGAGTTTGAGAAGCATCTACTCCGCCCGCTACTAATCGTCGGTGAAAGTCTTGTAAGGCTTCGTTGGCATAAATAATACCATTAGCATCAGTTAAGCCATTAGAATCTGTTTGTACTTGGGCTCGCGCAAAGGCGAGAATTGTTGCTAGGGTCATTGTTGTTTTTGATATTTAAATATTTTTCCGGCATATGTTTCTGTCTTTCTATGACACAGAACACATAACGTACGACCATTTTCAATTACTAATCTTAATTCAGGGAAAAAGGCAAATGGCTTAATGTGGTCTGCTTGTAAAGTTACTCCACTTCCTTTACATTCTTGGCAAGTATAATTATCTCGCTCAAAAACTTTCTTTCTCCAATTTCTGTACGGAGCAGAAGTTCTAATTCTTTGATTGACGGCAGTAATACCACCTTTCCAGTTTACAGAATTTTCACCTTGAAATTGAGGAAATGATTTACCTTTATTCCACGCAGGAACTGCATTTTTACTTCCTTGTTTTTTTCTACCATTTGGTTTACCAATCCAATATTTATTCATGCAATTTCGTGAACAGAACTTCCTATAGCCCCAGTCTTTTTTACTGCAGTTTATTGGTTTTAAATATTCAATTTTACAAACTATACATTCTTTTTTCATATTTTCTGTGTCATACACCCCATAGGAGAGGTGTATTGACAGAATACAATAATTATATTGTAATCATGAGGTGAACGCACACTCGTAACGTACGATTCTGACATAACCAGCTACATCTTCGAAACGAGTCGCACCTAGTGACACTTTTCCAGCAATAGACTTGAAAAGGTTTAGAGGATTGTTTGAATCCGCAGTAGTTGTAAGAATAGCCTGAGGCTGTTGGAAATATCCCCAACCGAAACTTCGGTCACCAATTAAGGTAACTGGAGTAACGTTAACAGTCGAAGTGAAGTAGTTCTGATAAGCATATTCCAAGGCGCGAACTCCGCGGAATGAACCATATTGACCTTTCTTTACTCCTTCAACATCTGAGTAACGAGCCATATCTGACCATGAGCCAGATGCAGTTTGCGACATAAGGTCGGCCATTGCATTTGGACTAATAATCATCACATAGTACTGACCTTCGAATGGCTGGAGACCAGCAGCATTAGAAGAACGTAGCCATGTAGTACCTCGAACAATGTCCGAAGTAACAGCTGTGTTACCAGCATTCAAACCGGTACGTGCTGTGTTACCGCCAGCGTAAAGTACGCCGTTAGAACCAGCATTAACTACAGTCTGAAGAACTGTATCTACTAATCGAGCTAATGCATTTCGAACTTGCATTGAAGCCTCGTCGATTGTTTCAATCGCAGAGTTTCTAACAAGCAAGTCTGTAATTTGCACCAAAATACCATACTGTGCAGGGCCAGAACTGTAGTTCGTAGCACCCCAAGTAATAGCTGTTGGGTTTGTACCTTCTGCTGTGAATGCCGCTACACCTTCGGTTGAAGATACAGGGAATCCAGGAGCAGTTGCGGCTGCACCTCCAAGAATTGAAGTTCCTGCGCCCCAGACTGAACCACCTCCTGAGAAGCCTGCTGGGCCTCCAGTTGTTGTCATAGAAGTGTTTATCTTCACTGGCAACTGGTTAGTTTGTGGGAACAAGAGTCTATCATATCCTGATGGCACATCGCGTCGTAGACCAAGAGTTGCATATTTCAAATCTGGTTCTAGGACATCAATCTTTCCGTTTATATAAGAAACTAGGAGAGCTGAGGTATTGCTTGTTGCACCTCCCCATCCTGTTCCTCGTGATGTTACTGCCATAAGTTTATAAGCTCGTGGATAGGTTTAGAGTTTTAAATCTCCTTTTGCAAAAGCTTCATCGAGAGCCGCTCGCCTTTCAGCTTGAGACATTTCATCGGGTGATTTACTTCCACCTGTCATGTTGGTGTTGGCACTTCCGCCGATGGCACTTTCGCGTTCGACAACTGGTTGGTTAGGGATTAGCTTTCCTTCCTTGTTGAGAATCGCTACAGTTGCATCTTCCACGTCATATCCTGATTGCACTTTTTCCCAGATTTTATCTTGGTACTCATTCGCTCCTTGATACTTGGTGGCGACTTGATTGAAACCTTTATAGAAATCTCTTTCCTTAGAAGCATTATCTCTTTCAGCTTGAAGTTTTGCTTTCTCTTCAGCTTGCTTAGCTAGTTCTTCTTTGGTTTCTCTAACACTATCGTTGAGTGATTTAAGACGTTTGTCTTTTCTACTAATAATGTCCTCATTTGATTCATTGTCGAGGTTCAATTCTTCTTCATCTGCCATGATTTTTAATTTATTTTAAGCTCCGCAGGGTGACGAACCCCTGCAACTAAACATTTGTTAATACATCAACTATAAGGCTCAATGCGTTCCTTATAGCGAGCTATGCACGATACTCAGCATTGAATTTGCTAGTACACGTGAATGAATCGCACACTACGGCCAAAGCGGGACGTCCATCTGCTCCTCGTTGGGTTGGATGGTCGTAAACATATAACTTTGAGATACGAGTGACCTCTCTTTGGTCTTTCGTCGCATCGCAATAGTTACATTCCAAACTGAGTCCACGATAATGTTCACAGAGTTTGTATTGGTCTTGAGACTCGACATTTTGGTCAAGCACTCCACACTTTTCACAAATTCCTCCGTAAACCTTGGGATATACCCTAGTTACGTGACCCATAGCCCCTTGTTTCCTTACTGTTTCTCGTGTCGACACTGGTTGAACTGTCGCATTCGGGTTATTCATTGATTTGTTGTTTTAACGCTGATAATTCATTTCGATACTTAAAGATTAGATTCTCTAAAGAAAGTTTCTCTCCCCAGCGAATCTCTCCTTGTAATCGAAACATCTCTGTTGTGTCCTTAGAGTTAACGAGCGACCTCTTCGCTTTGGCTAAGTCCACGTCAAATACATTTTGTTTTAACACCTTCCAATAACTTGAATTAGCAATCTGTTGTAATGCCTCTATCGTTTCAGTAAGTGTTTCCACTTTCTCTCTCGAGAGAGTTGAAGAATCTATTTCTTCTTGATTTATAAAAGCATTATTCATTATGCGTTTGGTGTTTGACTATTCGACTTAATAACGGCCTGTACTAAGGAACTCGCGGAAACTCCTGAAGTATAAATAAAGAAGATTCTATTGAGTGAACCTAATATAGGCATACCTGAAACTTGTCTTGAACCCAAGGTCGAAGCGGCGGCTGAACCAATCGTTTGTGAAAACGACATCACACTTCCTGTGAAAAGAACGCTCGAAGTTGGTATTGGACTTATTCCTGGACTAATTGTTGGAACTGAAAGCCACTGAGCTGTAGTAGCGTTAGCATTACTAACGACACTAGTTCGAGCGACATCATACCAAGTTGTTCCTCCGTCATCGGTAGTTTGCCAAGTTGCACTTACTCCTCCACCTGAGATACTAGCTGTAAACTTAACTACAGCATTATCTGAATCTTGGGGGAGAAAGAAGTTAAAACCTGAACCTCCGGCTACTGATGTTGCGCCAACATTTCCTGTATCGGATATTGTGGCAACTGTTTGTAAAGGTAATCTGATTCCCATTTTATTATTTGATTATTCTAATAATTCTTCGACCTTGTTAAAAACCTGCTTTTTTGGCATAGGTATTTAATCGTGCCCGTGTACCTTTGCCTGTGTATAATGGCTTTGGCTTGTCACCCTTGACTGGAAGTGTTGTCTTTTTTGCATCGTGTTTCTTTTCCATATTCTTTCCTTTTTTAGTTTCCTTGTTACCATGCATTGCTCCTATTTTATTCATAACCATATAAGGGACTTTGGAATTAGCTCCATATTCCTTTTTTAACTTACTTTCTAAGAATTTAGGACTCATTGATTTGTTGTATTATTTCGTTTATTTTGGCTACTAATTTGTGCATATCTTCATTTCCAAACGGTTCTAACTTTTCTATTGATTTAACTTCTTCTACTTGATATGAGGTTGAAGTTACGGGAACTACTTTTGTTTCTTTCTTTGGCATATTTAATATTCATTCGCTAAAATGCTCGACGCGGTTATACCAGCATTTATCCATGCGACTCGTTGATAAAGACCCTGAATACTTCCGATTTGAACATTAGGATTAGTTGGTACTCCTGCAGTTTCACGTGGCACAACAAAGTGGCGCATGGTTCCTGCGGGAATGAAGTTATCAAAGTTGGCGGACAATCCTGAAGAAACCACTGAAGCAGATGTTGAATCTGTTAGTGGAATCCACTTGATTGCCGCACCTTGACCACCCACCGCGCTAATCTCTAATCTGGTTGTATTTGGGTTTAAATTGATAACCGATGATGCAACTCCGTTGGCTATGTTCCATGTAACGCGAGCTGGAAAAGGTGTTGCCGCATTTTGGATTGTGCTTTGAGATTCATCTATTGGTTGTCTTCTTGCATAATTACTCATTTATTTATTCTTTAATTCTGTTGCTAATGGAGATGCCTGACTCATTGGACTAGACTTCTCTTTTCCGACCTGTCCTTTACCACCTAATGCACCGCCTGGAGGACTACCAGAGGGCTGACCTTGTTGCATAGCCATTTGTTGGGCTTGTAATTCTTGGGCTTTTTGTTCTCCTAACATCTGTTCGTGGGCAGCGATATGAAACCACATTGCCCATGTTTTCTTGCCAGGCGGAATCATATTGTGTATATAAATATGAGTCGTGTGATTATCTGTTGGTAATGGGTCTGTATACTTATCAGCTTCAAGTTCAAGATTTTCACTTTCTGCTTTGAGTTCGTCAATAGTCTTTGGGAATACTACATCAACAAGTGATGGGTCGTTTAAGAACATTGGGAAGAAAACATACTTATTAAAGTTACGCATACCATCTTGGTCAAGAGTTTGGGCAAGTTCAGGATAGAGTTGCATATAATCTCTGCGCTTAACAAGTTCTTTATATTCAGCTTCTTTGGCTGAGTAAACCATAACTCCTGGAGGAAAGTCTGTATTAAATAGACCTAAATCTACTTCTTTGGTATCTACACCTTTAACTCCAACAATGTTCGCCATCTTAGTTCCTAAACTGTCAGCATGTTGGGCATATCTATGAAACCAGTGTGACCAGAACTCCTGTTCGCCGAATTGCATAACCTTTGAAAGAATAGACTGTGCCATATCGTTAAGTTGTTGATTGATAGCGTCTCCCGTAGCTGTCTTGTCACCCTTAGCAGCATTAGGTTGCATAGTTTGACCTGTGCCAATTGGGTCGTTGGCTTCTTGAGTTAGCACTGAAATAAACTGAATCAACTCAGGAGACATTGAATTAGCTTTGTTGATAGGGCCAATAATCTCTGCACCATTACCACTAACCGGAATATGTTGATTGACTTGGCGAGATAAGAATTGAGTTACATCGTCTACTTTATCTGAGTCATACCAATACACTGGATTGGCTTCGTCTTTAGCGGCAATAAGAGCTAAGTTCAAGAGGACTGATTTGGCACGGTGTTTATCATCGAGTAAATCAGCCACAGAAAAAGGTAGCGATGAGTGTGGTTGCCTGTAACCTTCTTTGACTACTATTGGCCATTTAGAGCCGCCTTCTCCATCGTCGTCTAAGTTAAGTTTCTCTTGCATAAGTACCATAGAGAAGTTTTTATCTACCCAACATACAGCCTTATCACCGTCATCATCGTAATAGTAAAACTCTAGTATTTGAAAGATGTCTAGTGTTCCTGGGTCAGGTGAAGGCATTATTCCATCACGAGCTTGTTCGACAATAGTTTTGTATTCCCAAAGGTAAGGGTCAACACCTGAGGGAATTTCTTTGGCATCACTAATCCCCGTAATCGTGCCATTCTTAATAAGTTTATTGATTTCCCACTTATTCTTACTTATCCACTTCCAGTAGTATCGCCAGTCTTGGACTTCGTTTGAGATAGGGTCATAGCCGAAGACTAAGGGATTAATTACATGAGGTTCCATTATCTTGCGTTTCTTATTGAACTTCTGGGTTTCTACGTAGCCACGCCCATAAAAAAGTGTATCCCAGCACCAATCATAGTCTATCTTGGCTTTATTCATCTCGATGTAGTCGGACTGGGCTAGGATATTGTAAGCACTGATTTGTTCTTGAATTATTCCTTGGGATGGCAAGAATTTGACCTGAAGTTTATCGTCGTAAAGCGAAGATAACAAACGATTAAATAGCGTAAGTAGCAATGTTGAAGATATATTCTGGTCACCTTTTTGGAGGTTAACTAATAATTTAAGCTGATTAGCTTGACGCTTCTTACGTGCCTGTAGAAATTGAAAAGACTCTTCGTAACTATAAGCCACTTCTTCGACTTTTTTCGTTATCGTATCCATTCCTGTAGAGTTTTAGGTTCTTCCATTAGGGTAGCTCCAGCTCGAGCCTGACAAGGAGCAAATATCTTACAACCAGTTTTATCAATAACAACCCGTGGTTCCATAACCAAACGCAAAGAATCTGACCATAATTGGACATTTAAGTATTTCAGATATTCAGGAGTCAAGATTTGTTCTTTGGTTGGTAGAACTTCGAGTGTAGGAGGAAACTTAAATTCAAATAGACGAATTATTACTGGTTCGCCAGAACCTTTGTCGTGCATAAGTTTCTCATCGGTTTGGTCTTCTTTACCATACCACTTATGTTCCTTGACACCGACAATCTCATCTGTTTCCTTCATTAACTCAAAGTTAGTATCATTCATGCACACATTATGAATGTGTCAAGTATTTACAGCAAAAGAATATTTGTGGATAACTAGAGTGTACTATCAAAGAAGCCTGGATTATCTAATAGATTACTTTCACCTTTCCATACTGCGTCCATAGCATCGTAGTGTTTACGTCCTGCATTACGCTGAATAAACTTTTGAGTCTTTATGTTCTTGTCATCAATGCACATTGTAAGAACCGCAGCATCTACACAGTTTGGACTCATCAATCCATCTCTAAATAGTTCTTCTTTAGGTTGGATAAGTATCTTGCCATCCTTATTCTTATACTTTACATATTCAAATTCATTCCAACCTACATTGTATAAAAGCCTGCCTCCGCTTAATAACCATTTGCGTTCTCGCCAATGCCATTCAGCTTTAAGATTGCCAAATTGGTCGTCTTCACTCTTTTCACCAAAGGATACCCCGCGCACTGGCAAGTCCATATCTCTTAATCTATCGTAAACACCTTGTCCAATACCTGTCTTATCCACCACAATGTAATCACATTGATATTCACGATAGAACTTAAATGCTACTCCAACTAAGTCCATGGTGTTCTGTAACTTTTGATTAAATAGTATTTCTTGCAAATTACTAGACTTGAGTACAATAGCCGAATTATCGCCACCTGCTGCGGGGTCTATGCCTAATATCTTATAGCCAGAATGTTCACCACCATTAACTACTGACTGTTGTATTTCTCTATCATTTACTAAACGTATATAACCTTTGTCATCCATTGTGTCATCGAATGAATCCCAATCTCCTTCTAAGAAAGCTTTGCGCTCGGCTTCAGGTAATGATTCAAGTGATTTCCAATATGAAGCGTCAAGATAAGGATTATCTGTGGGTAACGCTGGTACGAATACAAACTCATATGGTTCATTCTCTTCTGGTGGAAACATACGCTTGACCCACATGTTCTTGACCCATGCTTCACCACGCGGATTACAAGCAGCTAGAAACTTCACATCTTTAATTCCAGCCCAACGTAGACGTTTGCGCAACTCTCTGAATGTAGTAACAGGATTACGATTGATTTCATCTACAGCCATGATTGCAAACTCAACAGAGAGATATTTCTCTGCATCATCCAAGTTACGAAAAGCTATAACTCCAGAACCATATTGAGGTTTGAGGGTGAACTCATTCCGTTGACCATTGTATGTTCCAAGCCATGCAGGGAATTCATATTTAATCTTACTTAGATGTCTGTCTTCAAGTGAGCGATAGTCTTCACAGAATAGTCCCGCACGGATACCTTTCATCTTATATTGACCAGCTAATTTAATGAGCCAATACACCATCATCCAACGTAACCAATATGATTTACCAGAACCAAGTGAGCCACCGTATAGTACAAATTTAAAGCGTTGTGAAGCTAATTTAGCATCTTCTTGTTTAGGAAGAAACTTACATAAATCAGAGAATTTAATTTCTTTTTTATCACTCATCTATTTTAATTAACATTTCTATTTCTCCTTCTACATTTACATCTTGTTTAGCTTTACCTTCCCCAAATTCTATTTGGTCTTTACCTGATACACCGTGTTTTAATAGGAATTCTTCTTTGTCTGCATCAGACATTTCCATAAACTTCTTACCTAAATAGGCTTTCATCGTACCCTTTGGTCTTCCACTGGGATTGCCGCTCTTACCTGGCATAAATCCTTTCCCAGTTATACCTCCTAAGAGCTTGTTTTCTCCGTTGTTAGCAACGTTTTCTTCTTCCATAAATTATTGTTTTTCTATAAGGTAAATATTTATTATATTGAAAACCTATTTCTTTACACCATTCACATAAGTACCAGCCGAATAATAAGTCTCTTGTATAATTCTTTTTGCAATCGTATCCACATATGCAACATTCTTTTCTTAATATTGTTTGTGGAATAATCTTCTCCATAATACACTTCTATAATCTATTATCTTATATTTAGGCTTATATTTCCAGTTTCTAAATGGTGGAAATTTATTGTATGTTGTATCACCGTCTAATAATCTTTTTACTCCTTCTCTAAACTCTATCATTATTTAGTTTCAATTACTTCTTCACTAATATCTCCTCCGATAGATAGGAATATACCTGCTTCATTTACTGCATATTGTAGCACAGCTTTTACGACTTTTACTGCATCTATAATACCTAACTTGTACATATCATCTACTATTTCATTATTCAATGAGTTATAGCCTGTTGTCAAGCTAGTTGAATCTATAATTTTATCTATTATAACATCTGGTGAACCTCCACTGTTTTCTACAATTTGTCTTAACGGAGCTTTTATAGCTCGAGTAACTATTTCATAACCTAATTCTATATCTTGATTTTCTTTATCTATTTCTGCCGATACATTTTTAAGTATATTCACAAACGCTACATTACCACCCATAACAATTCCTTCTTCTAAAGCACGCTTAGTTTCGTTTACACCATCTTCTATCTTGAGTTTCAAGTATTTGACTTCATCTTCACTGCTTGCACCTACTTTGATTACAGCAATACCATTTAGGAGTTTAGCGATGCGTTCTTGATATTGGTCTTTTTCCCATTTATTCTCAGTCAAGGCTTCGCGCGTTTTTAGAGTAGTTATCCAGTGTTGGAGATTTTGTGAGCTTTGGATAATGGTGGAGTCTTTTGTGCTTAATACCTTTTTAGCTTTACCGAGCTTTGGTTCTTTAGTGTATTCTGTCCATACTTCAGCTCCAGTTAGTGCGCATAAATCTTCAATACAGAATTGTTTATTGTTACCTATTCCAGGAGTTTTAATAGCTAGTGTATTAAATTGACCTTTGAGTTTAGCAATTACAGCTACATTTAATGCCTCGCCTTCAAAATCTTCGGCGATGATAAATAGTTCTTTTTTACTCTTTTTAAGTAATGAATCTAAAATAGGTTGTAAATCTTTAAAGAAAGAGAGCTTTTTATCTGTAATCAACACAGCAATATCTTGATAGATAGCTTCTTGGCGTTCGTTGTTAATCATATACGGACTAACGAAACCTTTGTCAAACTTAAGTCCTTCGGCGATTTCGGTGGTAATGCCAAATGATTGTGATTCTTCTACAGTAACTACACTATCTAATCCTACTTTTTCAATAGTATCGGCTATGACCTTACCTAATTCTTCACTTTCGGTTGAGATAGTAGCAATTTCTTTTAAATGTCCTTTAACTGGTTTAGCCATTTTATCTAGCTCAGCAGTGATGTCTTTAACAGCTAAATCCATACCTTTCTTAATAAGATTAGCATTAAATCCACGTTCTAAGAGATTAAGTCCTGTGGTGCAGAGTTCTTTATATAAAATACCACAAGCCGTACGCCCGCCTCCTACATCAGCCGAGATTTTGCGTATCATATTTCGAACTTTTGTGGCTCCTTTGTTTTCTAATTGGTCTTTTAAAATTATATCTTCGGCAATACGCTTACCGTCGTTAACAATATCTCCATTAGACAAGCAGACGTTCTTACCTCGTGGTCCTATTGTTATTGCCATAGCGTCAACAGCTTTTTTTATTCCGATAAGTTGTTTTTGTTTAGCTGAGTCAAGGTTAATTATTTTAGACATATAAGGTTTGTAGGATTAGTGCTAATAAATTCCTTACCATCAATATTGAGTTTATGGGAATAATCATCTTGAAAATATACAATATCACCTTTTTTTAAATCTACATCATCATTTTTATATGGAAATGCTACTTCACCTATTTGCACAGCACCCTTGGCTTCGTAATCCCATTTGTTTTCTTCTTTATTTACTTTTAGGAGAATTTTGTACGCTTTCATTTTTTTCTTTTATTTCTGGTAAGTTAGTTAATAATTCTTTGACTGCTCCATAGATTTTCACCGGAGCATTCAGTTCGTAGAAAGTATTTATTATCTGTTCGCACTCTTTCTCTGAGATTTTTTTCATGTATAAAGTATATCGCTTATTTATAAATTTGTAAAGTGGTTGGGGTTTGAAATTATCTCGCCCCGCCCATTTAAGATACTCGGAACATTCGCGAGGGCAAGATTGGTGTCTGCCCCATAGAATGGTCAAAGTTGATAGTGGCACAATCAACCGCTTCGGCGCGCGGGTAGTAGGGAAGACCGAGATTATCTCGAACTTCCTTTTCTACGGCATTACGAGCGAGAACGATTTCTTCAGCTGAGAGGTATTCAGTCCATACGTGGGAGAGAATAAGAGCATTCGGGTCTCCCTTGTAATAGTCCACCTCAGTTCGGTAGTCAAGTTCTACCTGATACAACACATCGGGTAAGCCGTCAGGGATTTCCCATTCGACATAACCTTTGGTCGTATTCTTGCACGTATACTTGAAAACTTCCTTACCTTCGTGCAATTCTCCTGTTGGCACGGCATCGTCATAATACGGCGAGCCAGGGTAAGGCGTGATGATAGTCACATCGAAATCTGGAGGTTTGACGTCGAGAAGCCAGCGACGAGTTGCGTCGATAGTCCATTTAGATTCTCCAGGGTGTCCGACAGACATCAGAGCTTTCACTTCGAGTCCAGCTTTGCGCGCAATATCCATGCACCGAGTGTTGTCGTCTTGCGTAGCTTTCTTCTGAATATTCTCCAGAATCTGCGGCGCACCTGACTCGAACCCAATGAGGATTTTTCGATAGCCCGCTTCGTACATCGCTTTCGCTTGGTCTTCGTTGAATAACTGAGACTTCAGGAAACCACGCAGTCTCCATTCTGTTCCGAGTTCCCGTTGCTTTCTCGTAATTGCTTCGAGAAACTCGAGGAACTGTTTGTTGACTAAGTTCTGTTCGTCATCCGAGAACATAAATCCTCTGATACCGTGGTGAGTGTGCAGATGCACCATCTCCTCGATAACAGCGTTAGTATCTCTCGTACGAATACTGCGCAGGCTAGGCGAGTTACGACCCGCACAGAATCCACAGTTGAACGGACAGCCAAGTTGAGCGACGATGGAGGTAGCATTCACTCCTTCGATGTTGTAGTGGTATGTTTCGAGGTCAACGAGGTGACGAGCAGGCAGACTTGCCTCTGTCAGTTGCTTACGAGTTAAGTACAACGGAGAAATGAGTCCATTGTCCTTGAAACCGTCAGCGTCGACAACCTTTGGGGCGTTCGGTTTGCAGGCTTCGAAAATAGCCAGTTCACCATCGCCCGTTACCAGACAATCAAAGTTTTCTTCGAGCCGTTGAGCCGCACGATGTGCACGACCCTGACGATTCTGTTTAACTTCGACACGCTTAGCGGCGTATACCAACGTTACATGCGGACCACCCAAAATTACTCGGGCGTCGACACGAACTGAGCGAATTGCTGCCAGAATTTCCATTGCGGCAGGCAGTTGTGGAGTTGTCGCTGTTAATCCAAATATTGGCGACTCCTCATGTTTTGCGTATTCAGCCACGATTTTCCCGTAGTTGCTGTACCCACAGAGGTCGAGATGAGAAACTGTCCACCCCGATTGCTCCATTGATGCAGCCACTTTGAGAATGCCGAGGCTAGGAAATACTCTCTCATCAAGTAAGAATACTGATGGAGGAGTAATCAAAGTGATTCTCTTCATCTTGTTCCCCTTTCAAAGAACTCAACCCAGATTCATCATACAGTTCAAATCTAGATTGTCGAGATTCATTGTCTGTGCTGTCTGATACAGACCATCATTCTGTTCCAGTAATTCTTTTGTTATATCTTGCCATTTATCTACAAATAAAACAGGAAAAGATTTAAGCAATATTTCAAAATATGGATGACGTAACATAACTGGGACTCGGCGCATATATAAAGTTTCCCAGATTCTATGAGTGTCGAAGCCATGACCCTTCGGACACACTACGAATTTATGGTCTCGTAATTCATTTAAAAAATCAGCATATTGGTCATAAGGAAAGAATTTACTTTCAGCATCAAAACGAGTAGTAATCCAATCATTAGTTTCATATTCGGCTAATGGTTTACGTTCTATATTTCTACCTATTCCCATATTTATATATAAAAGTTTAGTGGGTTCTTTTGAAGTATCAATCATCGCTTTAATAATTCCCAGTCTATAATCATTAGGATTCATTTGGCGTTGCAACCCAAAAGGAATAGGGGTGATTCTGTCATTATTGTAAACTGCATTGACAGCGTAAATATGTTTCACGTTCGGAGGAATTTGAATGTACTCATCTATCGGTGTATCTTCTTCTCCTGTATAGATTACAAAAGTATTACGAGGCATTAAAGAGCAGAGAGCCAAAAGATTATTAAAAGAGAATAGATAGTTAACTAAATTCTTATCTTCTTCTCGGTCTACTTGTAATGGACGTGGATAAAGTCGAATGTTGTCGATGTACAAAGTCATTGTTTTACCTTCAAATTGTTTTGCTTGTTCCAAAAACTCCGTATTATGTGCATTAGCTTCCTTGCTGAATACTCCAGGTAAATCTTTATCCCATAAACCTCGATGGTCACCGAATGAATAATCACATTTTTCAGATATTCCTTTTCCAGTTATTACTTGCATAAATAAGTGTATTTTTCTTTGTTATCCTTAAGCCATTGTGGCCAGTTTTCTTCCTCGACTGTAAAGACATAGGGTTTGCCATGCCAATCTAATTGTCGTGCTAAATAATCTTCTCCTCGTTCCATTCTGTCTTTAATCTGCGACTGAAACCACTCTTGTGGGATTTCTGGGCCATGGTCAAAAGCCTGTACTTTTTTGATTATCTGTTCTACTCCACCCATGTTCGTAAAATGCCAGCCACCATTTTGAAGAACGTTTGGCTTAGCTGTGCGATTCATTTTATTAAATCCGATAAACATGTTACCAACTGGAGACATGATTGTTCCTATCCATTGTTCGCTAGAGCGATAATTGAGCCAATAAGAGTAGTTAATTTGCGCTAAGCTATGTGCTTGATTATCAGCCTGTTTAAGTATTTCGGGATTCCATATTTCATCTAAATCCGAACAGAAAGCAATATCCTCGATATTAAATTTCATCAACTCTGCTTCTATGAGTTCGTAACATAACCAATGGCGTTCGTAGGCTACTTGTTTGATTTCTATATTTGGTGCAATAATATGAATTATTTTATCATTCCACTTAGCAAAGCGTTCCTTGTTTTCTTCGTAATATAAAGGTTTTTCTTGACCTGTAAAAGTTTGGCGAGATTCTACGAGAATAAACTTGTCTACGTAATCACCTAAAATGTCGAGCCGAAGTTCAAGCATATCCAACTCATTAAAAATCGTAAAACAATCAATTATTGCCATAAAGTATACAAGGCGCGCTCGATGCACATTGCTTCACCAGGGTATCTATCCCATGCTAAATACGACCTTAATTCTTCGTAAAATTCTTTTGAATGTTTCAAAATGTTTTCTTTAGGTAAAATATAATTGCTTCCTGGAGCGAAGGGGACATACTCCATTTTACCAATTCCTAAGATTTTTAGCAAGGGAAATTGTGCATAAGTATCGGCATATTGATAGTATTTATTCTGCAAATCGTGGTGTTTTAAATACGAAGGATAATTAAGTTCATAGTACATTCCGTCTTTGTAAAAAGAAAAAGATTTAGGGGGCGTGAAGCCAAGTTGCTGGCAGAGATTTACATCACACAAAACTTCAGCGTGGTTTTGAGTTAAAAGGGGTGTAAAAGTTGTGTTGTCTTTCACCAAATCAAATTCTTCTTTACTCACATATTTGAAAAGGTTAGCTTTCGTATACACCGCCACATCAGGTAATTTATCATAATTATCAATGATATAGGTAAACTTATCATGCAAATCAGTACCGATATTAGGTACAACAATCGCTTCGGGTAAAGGTGCTTCACTTCGGTCATAAAGAATATAGTCTGAAGTATATTCAGGAAGATAACTTATATCTTGGTTGTACCGCGAGATTATCCATTTCATATATATTGAAATTCTTTATAATATCCTTGAGGATAATCCCATTTCTTAGTGTTGTATCTATTCCAATATCGGGGGGCAATCGTTATCCCTTTACTTAAAATTCTTGGTAATACATAGAAAGAAGAGTTAGCAATAATAGCATACTTAGCATATCGCATTGCTCGCCAGTTTAATTCTACATCGTGAATTATATTTAAATCGGGGAAAAATTGTTTGGCTAAAATAGGGTCATCAGTATGCACTTCAAATTTCATTTCAGGATTAACTTCTTTGACCATTTTTATCATAGCTTCATAATACCACTGAAAAGGCAAACCGAGTTCGGGAACAGTGTAGTATTCGCCACCTCGAAAACCTATTACACACACATCGTCAGGTATATTCCACTCTTTCACCCTTAGCCATTCATCTACTTTATCGAGGTGATTTTCAAAATATCTTTCATCTTCAAAGTTGCCATCTATAATAGTATTATCTTCTACGAAATTAAAATCTGGGTCATAAGTATGTTTACCCCATTCTTCCCATAAAGGTAATTCAGAATTTAATACTTTAATCTTACCACTGGGAAATTCTACGGCAGTTGCTAGTAAATTTTCCTCCCCCATATCTACATTCATAAAATCTTTACCCTTGAATAAATCTCGGGCAATAATAGAGAAGTCAGTATTTAATCTCTTAGCTAAAATCCTTGTTGCAATAATTCTGTGCAATTGATTTGCTAGCCCCGACCCTTGGTGTGTAATACCGTATATCATGAAAATAATTTATAACAAAGATTACATAGATAAGCAGTTACCTTTGTGTTTGATGTTATTTTTACATCCGTTCCTCCATACGGGTTGCCGAATCTAAATAAAGATTTACCACAGAAATCACATTTAGGATATTTTCTTTTATACCAATCTATTATATTCATTTGACTAAATGTTTATATTCTTGATTGCGACCTATTTTTGTATCATGTAAATGAAAAGCAAAAGGTTTTTCTACATCCGCGTTTTCTGGCAAATCTAATTCTCGACTAAAATACTTGGCTATTTCAATCGGAGCATATCTTGCACCGAAATGTTGAAAGAGTCTTCTATTATGACACGTAAGAAAACCATCTTCATTAGTATTCCCATAATAAGGTTTCCAAGCTAGTTCTAATTGGTAGGGCAATTCCAACATCTCCTTACTGCGAATAGATACACTATTACCAACACGGACTATCTCGCCATCAGGGGTGCGATAGGAGTAATCATCATTCGGTAATGGCCATGGAGCCCCAATATAATCATATTCAAGGAATTCTGGTCGCCAACTTTCCGCATTCACCACGAACCCGTCAGGATGGATGAGCATACAGAATTTAGTGTCCACATATTTACGTAAATCAAAGACAATTGCATGGTTCCACTCATCTATTGTATTGCAATGAATTTCAGTAATGAGTTTAATCGCACCCCACTTGATATTACGCGCGCTGTGTTCTAAGGCATTAGCCATTCCAATGACATTCACACTTCCTAGCGCAATTAGAGTTACGTCCGGCAATTCTAACATTTATAGTAATTTTTAAATACCTTAATAATATAATCTAAATCTGATTTCTTTAACCTAGGATGACAAGTTATCCAGAATGAATGTTTGAGAATATAATTAGCTTCCCTAAGTTTTCCAAAAACTTTAAATCTACTACCTTTATAAGCTGGGTGTTTGGTAATATTTCCACTGAACATAGAGCGTGTTTCTAGTCCTTTACTTTCTAAGTATTTAACTAGCTTTCCTCTATCTCCCGTAGTAGTTAAAGGAATTGAAAACCAACAGACATCTGCATCAATTCTTGTTAATTCAGGCAATATCAATTCTTTTATTTCTATTAAATTATCACAAATATATTCTGTATTCTTTTGTCTTAGTCTCTTTACTTGATTAGACTTCTTTAATTGTACTCTGCCCATAGCCGCCTGAAGTTCTAGAATTTGAAAGTTATAACCTATTTTGTCATAGATAAATCTTGGATTATAGTCTTTCGGGAGTTCTTTATATTTGTGAGACTTTGTTGTATCAGCTTGTCTGCCCCAATCTCGGTAAACCCTGACTTTTTCAGCAATTTTTTTATCATTGGTAAATACTCCTCCACCAACTCCCATGCTGACAATGTGCGCAGCGTGGAACGAAGTAATTGAGACATCTCCAAAACTGCCGACTTTTCGTCCATTGATTGTAGACCCCCAACCATCGCAGTTATCTTCGATGACTTTGACATTATATTTTTTAGCCACTTTCATTAGTCTTGGCATATCACAAGGATTGCCCACTGCATGAACGGCGATTACGGCTTTTACTTTGCCTTTGCTTTTAATGATTGCTTGCTCTACTTCGTCAATATCAAAATTATAAGTACCAATTTTAGCATCGACAACAAGAGGCACAAGATTGCACTGTAAAATACTATTAAAAACGGTCGGAAAAGTAACGGCTGATATGATAACTTCTGAGTTAATTGGTAGCTCCAATGCGTTAAGAGCAAGAAGACAAGCACAAGAACCACTGGTTGTAAGTATTCCATATTTTACGCCAAGGAATTTGCTCGCCTCGGCTTCGAGTTTTTTAGCTTCGGCTCCTGTTTGCCAGTTGCCTGTATCATTCGACTTTAAAACTGACCTTATAATTGCTTTTACTTCAGCTTCGCCCGTTAACGCACCACCATATCTTAAGTCTCTCATATATGATTTTTACTTATCCATTCCGGATTCTCCGTTTGCCATTTAATAGTTTCTCTTAAAGAATCTTCAAATGATACTGGCGACTTCCAGCCCATTGCTGATAATTTCGTATTATCTAATCCATAGTGAGGGTCATGTCCTGGTCTGGTTTGGTGGAAATTAGTAAGTTTATATTTAAGTTCTTTTCCCATAAGTCTAGCAATAGTTTGAGCTAATTCTAGATTATCGAGTTGTCTATCTCCAGCTATATTGTATCTATCTGGTCTGTCCGCTTGTCCAGCTTTATGCATATAAACTGGCTGATTAAGGATAAACAAAAGAGCGTCAGAAGCATTTCGGGAATGAATGTATGAACGAGAACCTATGTCGCCATTTTCATTTCCATGAATAGTTATTTCTTCTCCATTAGCAATAGCCTTCTGTATCATAACTGGATATTTAAAAGGTTGTTGCATTTCTCCAAAATTATTCATCGTATTAGTTATAATAATAGGAACGTTATAAGTTCTCCAGTAGGATATACAAATCATTTCTTGGCACGCCTTAGACGCTGCATAGGGATTACTTGGTATTTGAGCTGACCACTCTTTATATCCACTATCTTTCCCTGTGGTTGGACCATATACCTCATCCGTAGAAAATTGAATAAATTTTTCTGGCTTTATTTCTCTCGCATACTCTAACATATTTACCATGAGAGCAACATTATTTTGAATAAATGAAGCTGGATTTTGGATACTGTCTTCCACGTCTGATAATGAGGCAAGATTTATTATGTAATCTACGTGTCCTATTTTTTCTTTAGTAAGCGAAGAAATTGGGGCAGAAATATCTTGAGTAACCATCGTCAAACGAGTTGCCCAGCTTGGGTGGTCTCGTAATGTAATAGCAATCCTGTCCACAAGTCCTTTGTGTCGAAAACTAGATAATCCTACTATCTCCCAATCAGTATTATGGAAAATATGTGCCATAGTATGGATTCCGATACTTCCTGCTATACCTGTTAATAATACTCTTTTATGCATATTTCTTTTGTATTAGTTTATGTTCTTTTAATTTTTCTTCATCTGTTAGTATATGTGTCATTTGATGGTCCCCAACTCCAATCCCAATTTCTATACTATCTAAAAACTTGGGTGGACCATATTCATCATAAAGTCTCCGATATAAATCACAGTCGAGAAGCCAAGACATCCTTTCATCAAACATCATAGCAGATTTTCTTCGCATAGTTAATGCCGATGGTGAACCTAAATGATTATTTCCAGTTTCAATATCATCAGTCCAGTAAGGGTGTGGATTTGTTGTTGCTCCGCTAATCATCCAGTCATCTCCAAATTCAAAATTGTCCCAAATATTTTGCAAAACATCTTTATGATAAAGCCAATCATCCATATACAGAATTTTGACTAAAAGTCCTGTAGCTTGTTTGATAGCACTATTAGTATTGGAAGCCATTCCCTTCCCATTTTCTGTATTTACTATTTCAAAATCTTGAAAAGTTTGAGAGCGTATGCTTTCTAATGCACGATTCAAGAAAAAATCATAATTTTTCATCTCTTTATGAGAAGGAATACATATACTTATTTTTGGCATCGTTTTCGTAAGTTAGTTGTACTAAAATTATGTCTTCTGGTTGTATATATCATTTTTATTGGTAAATCATTACCTGTATAATTCTTACCTCGATATTCTTCTCCAATGAATCTAACATCTGGTTGAACTACTTGAAGCATATTTATTACATCTTCTTCAGTGTCGTATGGAATTATTTCATCTACAAACTTACATCCTTTTAATTGAATAAACCTCTCAAAAGAAGTTTGCACAGGTTTATTTTTAAAATCTCTTTCGACACTCGGGTCAGTGTGTAATCCTACAATTAAATAATCACATTGATTTCTAGCTTCTTCAAGCATAGCAATATGTCCGCTATGCAATAAATCAAACGCTGACATAACAATTCCTTTTATCATAGTTGTTTTATAAATTTTAAAGTATCTTCTGGATTCTTAACTGCAAAAGTTGGAATGACACCGACCACTGTTTCATCATTCGCTCCTTTTTCCAAAGCATCTCCGATATAAATGCAATCTGCTGGTTTTATTTTTCGTAGTTCCAAGTAATGTTGAATGTTTTCGCCCTTAGTTTTTGGTATATAGTCTATTCCAGTAAGCCCCGCCACGAAAGCATTATGAAATGGATACCTCTTTAACATTTCTAATCTAATTTTTCGGTCAGGGTCAAATGAATTTTTTATCTCTTGAGGGGCGGTAAATCCTGTAAATGATACTGTAATCTGTGAACCCCTATCTTCCACTTCGGCGATAGGATAATCCGCTCTTAGTAAATCAATATGCTTTAATATTTCTTCTTTATTAGTCAATTCATTGTGTCTAATTTCCTTATCGCCATCATAAATAATATTTCCATTTTGCGAAAAATATGTTACATACTTCATAGGACATTGTAACTCCATTCGAGCAAGTTCAGCTCCACTAACAATAAATACTTTCTTTTTTTCATTCAAAGCCTTTAAATGAATTAACATTTCCGAAGTAGCTTTTTGCCTACTTTCGCAGAGTGTACCATCCATGTCAAAAAAAATGTATTTACTCATTTAAGTAATCCATTACGTTAATAATTGGCTCCCAATTTGGGGTGGTATTGTCTAAACTAGATTCTCTAGCCTCCTTACGGGCTGGTTTAAATATTACTGTCTTCCCTTCGGCTAACTGAAGTAAATTAGTTTTCACTCCACTGCCCATAAAATATTCTCCAGTTTCCCAATCTTTAGCTTTGACTAATCCTCGCACAATATCATCTACATGAACGTAATCTCGTGTCTGCTCGCCATCGCCATAAATCACTACTTCCTCTTTTCCCTTAAAAATATCGACCACACTTCTAGGGATTCCAAATATATTGGTAAAATAGAGTATCACTGCGTTACTATGGAATCGTTTAAGGTATTCGTTGCAAGCCCATTTAGAAAAACCATACGGCGAAGCTGGGTCTATTGAGGCTACACTTGTCGCAAATATTATTTTAGCATTCGGATAAGTGTGAGCTAACCGCACCGTGTTAGATAGATTCTGCATAGTTCTGACGGGGTCTTTCCAGCTATCTTCGACAGGAGCGTGGGCGGCTAAATGATAGATTATATTTACATTTTGAGGAAGTTCACAAGTAAGAAGGTCGAGTCCATCCTTAGTATCAATACCTATTGCATCAGGAAAAAACTTATATAGCCGAGAACCTATATTTCCCTTATGACCAGTAATAATCATTGACATAAATCTTTTATAATATCTTGTAAACTATATTTATAATCCCAATTTGGATAATTTTTTTTAAATTTACTTACATCGTGAATGTCCCAAATCCTATCTCCTTTTCGTGGCTGGTCAATGTACTTAGTGATTGCTTTCTTGCCAGTTTCTTTTTCTATTAAACCAATCGCTTCTAAAATAGATACACTTCGTTCTGTCCCGCCGCCTAAGTTATATACCGCTCCTTTTTTGGGATTCTGAATAAATTCATAGCAAGCGGTAACTAAATCATAAGCGTGAATTTGGTCGCGGACTTGTTTACCTTTATAGCCAAAGATTTTATATGGGATTTCTTGCTTAATACATTTCACGAGATAAGACATAAAGCCGTGCAATTCGGCTCCTTTATGGTTCTTGCCAGTAATACAACCAAGTCGGAAGCAAACTGTATTCATGCCAAAATAATTCCCGTATTCTTGAACGTAAATATCGGCGGCGGTTTTGGAACAACCAAATGGAGAACGGGTAGTATTATCTAACGAAAGAGATTCATTGAACTCCCCATTTTTACGATTATATCTAGTTATCTCTTCTCCTAGAGCAATATGTTTCATATTTTCTCCATAAACTTTATCGGTAGAAATATGAACAAAGGTTGCGTTAGGACAATATTTTCGAGTAGCTTCTAAGAGTATCAAAGTACCTCGAGCGTTTATATCAAAATCTTCTAAAACGTGGTCTTTGGAATAGTCGTGTGAAGGCTGGGCGGCCGTATGAAGAATGGCGTCGAATTTGTGCAAAGAAAATAGAGCCTCAATAGCTTGTTCGTCACGTATGTCAGTTTTTGTATCTAAATTATCTTCTCGCACGCCAAATAAATACGACCGCATATTGTTATCTATGCCAATAACATTCCAACCTTTTTGTTTAAAGAAACTCATAGCTTCACTGCCTACAAGCCCCAGACTCCCTGTGATTAAAATTTTCATAGATAATTATTTAAATATTTAATAGCTCTTAATAAAATTTCAGGATTATCTTTTGTTAATCCTAACGCTAAATTGCAATTATCACATAAAAGTCCACGAACTTTATCGGAAGTATGACAATGGTCTACTACAAGAGTTTTTTTGTAAATATTTTTATCCCAACAAATAGCACAAACCCCATTTTGAGAATCAAGTAATTTTTGATAATCTTCTAATGAAATGCCATACTTGTATTTAAGGCGACTATTTTTCTGTCTATCAGGGTATCTTTGTCTATAATCTCTTGCAACTTTTGCCATTATTTCAGGATGTTCTTTGGCATATTTTCTATTGCGAGCCAAAACATCATCTTTATTTTTTGCATAATATTTTAAGTTATATTTTCGCATATACTCTCTATTTTTAATTTTACTTTTTTCTGATTTCATAATTTTATCCATTCCTCTAATAAAGTTACGCGACCTATTCCATCAGTAAACCATTGGAGGGGAGCTATTACTTTTTTATCAGGATTTGGATTGACAAATCCAGCCCACCATGAAAAACTACTATTCGCTAATATATTAGATTTACATCCAGCCATTGCGTTAAAATCTTCTATTTCATCTTTGCCTATATATAATTCAAATCTATTCCCAAACTTATTTTCTAAAAAATTCATCGCCCATACTTTATCTTTTGTATCATTACTTCCTTCTTGCCTATCAGCACAGAAAACTAAAAACTTCTCATCTGGAAATTCGGCGATAGCTTTATCGTAATAATCAGTTTGAGTTAAATCTACATAGACTGGGTTATTCACATAATCACCCCGTCTTATGTGTAAAGATATACAATCACTTTTTATTATGCCTGTACCATAAAATTCTTTTAACTCCTTACTGTATTTCTTAAAATAGTTGTGGTCTTGCAAATAAATATCTGGCAATTCACCTTCAGCCATTTTGGCGAAAATGTATGCCATTTGAAACATTCGATTACCGAGCCCGCCCCAAAGTGACCTAGGATTTTGCATAGAAATCTTTGTTAATTTGGTTTAGTAATTCCTCTTGGTGTTCGTTTGCTGTGGTAAGCATAGAGTTTGGTTTGGTTCTATATAATACTAATATATCTTTAAGCACTTGTAAAGTAGCCCCTCTGCATAATAGATTGTGCCAAATGTGGTAGTCTTCAAAACCAAATGTCATACGCGGACTATAACCACCAATTTCTAGTAACTTTGATTTACGAATAGCCGAAAAATATCCTATTCTATTTGCTGTCATAAAATCAGCATGGGTACATTGAGTAAGATTAACTTCATTATTATATAGTCCAAAATTCTTAAAAGATGGAGCTATTATATCAGCGTTAGTTTCTTTAATGACTCGTTCCATGACTTCAATGCAATTCGGCATAAGTATATCATCAGCATCTAAGAAGAGAATATAGTCTCCAATAGCATTCATAATTCCTGTGTTTCTAGCTGAACTTAATCCTTTATTTACTTGAGAAATAACTTTAATTTGTGGTTCATAACTTCTAGCGATTTCTAAAGAATTGTCCGTACTTCCATCATCTACGCAAATTATTTCAGAACTTTGACCAAGCGCGCTTTCAATAGCATCTCTCAACCATTCACTTTGATTGTAACTGGAAATACTTATTGAAATCATTGTTTAATCATCTGGGCGACGGCTTGTCCACCCTCTTTGTTAATGGTAAACCACTTTGTAATTGTAACTATTTTAGGTGGAAAATCTCTACCCCAGACTTGGGGAACATAATATTCCTTAATCAGACTATCAGGATAAATATAGGAAGGAGTAAGAACTATTTCAGGCGGATTTTTGGATAGATATTTATTCCAAGCACTTTCGTCATTCCAAATTGGAATATAACTTTTATTCAAGTCAGTTTCAATTAACTTTTTACAGTCCTTCATGGCCTTGATAAACTTCTTAGAACGCCCACCTTGAAAACCACCCGCAAAGTACAAGGGTTGAAATCTTGGTTTACCATTTTCGTTGATTAACTTACCTGGACGTTTGATATAAGAAGCAGAGTTAGGATTAGGTTCATAAGGAGGATAAAGTTCCTTTTTTATATAGTAACCAGGATGCACCGAAGCCGTTATTCCCTCCCCGAGAATTTCATCTCCTACGATATTTACGAACTTCATGTCTATATCTAGATAAAATATATAATCGTATTCTTTGAGTTTAGCTTCTTCTTGTAAGAAAAGATTGTAACGTAAAAGGGTAGGAAATGGCCAATCTACGGATTCTGTGGGAATGATATGAATATTAGGTTGTTTTCTTAAATCCACTACACTTTGCATTAAAATATTAGCGTGTTGAGCGTTTACTTCACTATTTAAGTCTATGCCTTTTTCGGTAAAAGCCTTGGACATTTTTTCTCTTATTTCACTAGATTTTTCTGGTATATCAGTCCAAAAGAAATAATCAGTATTATGCCCTGGTAAAAAACATTCTCTCGCTCCTAAAACCATTTCGGGTGCATACTGCCAGTAAAGAGGATTAAGACATATAAATACGAAAGCTACCTTAAATTTCTTATTTTCCTGATGCGTACTAAAATAGTTTATTAAATCTGCATCTACTCCTACGCGTTCCATGCTATAATCAATTCCCTTTGAGAGATAAAAATTATTTGCGAGGCGTTTGAAATCTTGAGGATTCATTTTTCTTTAGTATAACTTTTATTTTTAATTTTGTCTAATCGCTGTCTGCGTTTTTCTGCTAGCCGAGCTTTGGTTTGTTCCAGTGTTTCTCCCGTGTAAGAATTTCTTATGTAATATAATTCAGAGTTATATTTCATAACTACTCTAAAGTATCTAAAAAATCTAATAATTCCTTCGTAGATTGGTTATAGCCGAACATAAAAGCCTCAAATTTATTGGCATAAGCATGGTCGGCAATCGCTTCTCCACCTATATCTTCATGGTCTTCGTCGTATTTTTGCTTTTTCACCGCCTCTCGTATTTCAGCAATGGTAGAGGAGCGACCCGCTTGAAAGCCTTTGTCATAACAATCACATTCCTGTTCACCGTCGTTAAATCGGCATATATGGTCTGGGTGTTTTTGTGGCTTACATTTATGGTAGCCTAGCTTTGGCTTTAGACTACCACAGGATTTACATTTCTCTTCGTTTCTATTCATTGGGTGAGGGGGTTAAAGCTGTTAATGTTTGTTCGACGGGATAAAAAGTAACAGTGGAGTAAAATTCTCCTTCTTTTGTTTCTATTCTATTAAAATCTACTGCCCAGCCTTCGTTTTTCATATCCTATTTCTTTAGTAAGTCTGATAATTTCTCATATGCTCTAGTTGCAACCTCAATTCTGTTCCTCCATTCATTATCTAAATCGGTGAGCGACTCTTTAATATAAGATTTTAATTTTTCCACATCCTCTCCATCATAAGGGTCTTCACAATAAAAATCACCCTTCCAAAACTTTTCATCAAACTCCGCCAGTCGCTTCTCTATAAATGTATTATTTGGGAGAGAAACTTCGGATATATTTTGTCCAGCCGCGTCCAACCAAGTTCTCTTTTCTTCTTGGGCGACGAAGGGTTTACCGCATTTCTGACAATAAGCATCAATTCTCCAATCACAATTTTGTGGTTTACGAGAAACTATTTTCTTATTTGCCCCACAACACTTACTTAGTTCTTTTGTATCCATAATATTATTTGATTAAATTTTTTTAATAAATACCCAAAAATAGGTGTGAATTTTTCTTAGATGTCGTTGTTTAGTATTGGGATTCGTTACTTTGTTTGGTTTAACTAAAATTGCTAAATCTTTTGCATAAAATCCTTGCTCAATAGCCCAATTATAAACTAAACAATGTGTCATGGTAGTTTTATTGTCAGTGTAATCTTGACATTTAAAAATAAGTCTCCCATTTTTATTTAATATTCTATAGGCTTCTTTAATAATTCCTTTATAAAGTTTTTGTAATTCTACCCAACTCATAATTCCATGAGTACGCGATGAATAAAAATTATTCTGTTTTCCATGTCCGCCAAACATAAAAGGAGGGTCGAGAATAATACTATCTAGTGAATTTTTTTGTAAGGGTAAATTTGTGGCATCAGCTTTTTTTATCCAATATTCTTGTGGATTCAAATCAAAACAAAGTTTTGGCATATCTATTCCCTCTTTGTAAAAATTGCCCTTAAAGAACATCGGGTCGCAATCAAATGTTTTTCCATTATTATGTATATCCATTATTGAAGCAAGTAACCATTGCTCATCCTCAAACACTGATTTCTTGTGTTTTTTACTTAATTTTTCTACTTCTTTTGTTAAATTAAATTCCATATATATTTAATGATTAGGGATGGTAAGTTATTTTACAAGGCTTATATTTAATTCCAAAAGACAACGCATCTAATCTTTCTAAAATTGTAGGGGCTATAAACTGAATACTCGGCTTTGAATCATCACCATAAATTACGACCCATGCTTTTATGGTTTTTACTTTCCTCCTTCCTCTTGTATTGATTTTGGGTGGGGTGGGAGTTTTCATTTTAGTAATTCTGGGTTTTCGTAAATGTTGCCGATGATTTCAATTCTGTGGTCTTTTACATTATATTCACTTAATTGTTGGAATCCCTCTTTTTGTTCTCTGTATGATTTCAAAGGAGATGGTTTATTTACTTGAATGAAGACAGGTTCAGTAAATCTCCCAGGGATAATATGAATTCCTAAAAATGGGGTATATTCTATGTAGCCTATACGCTCTCCAATAAGAGCATTTGGGTCTTTATGGTCTAAGGGATGCCAAGTTAGTTTCACTATATCCCCCTCATAAATCTCTTTGCCGTTGCGGTCAAGAAGGCCTGTGAATTGCATCATTACATATTGTGCATCTTGAAACTTAAATGCTAAAGATTCCCACTCATCGTCTAGCACGTCAGCAGTTTCCATTATTCTATTTCTACTATCCCACGCCCTAAATTTTATTATTCTATTTGTCATGATATTTTTTATCTTATAAGGGGGCTAATCTTTTATTGCTTTTAGAGCTTGATAAACTACAGAACCACATTCTCCTACCATTATAAGAATTAACATCAACCAATTATGTATGATTAGACTATAAATTAGTGGTGCTGTTGATAAAATCCAAGCGATTGTTAATATAAAGTTTTTCATAAATTTATTTCTCTTTTAGGGTTTGTAATGATAGCTTATAATACTTGTGCACCATACCATTGATTAAATTCTCTAATAAATTGAGGAGCTGGAGGTTGAGCGTGTTTTGATGTTAGATGATATTTTCCGCAATATTTGCATTTATAGGGTGTTCCATAACTACCGTATCTAATAAAATAATATAAAGATTGTTCCCATGCTTTCTTTCTTTTCTTATATTTTATTTTTAAATCGCAAATTTCTTTTCCACTCATCCCCTTTAATTATTAATCTACTGATAAAAGTTTACCCTATTTCTGTGCCTTCTTTATTTTTCATATACATTTTTATTAATTAATAAATTCTAACTTACCTTGATGGATTCATGGACACTCGCTAGTAGTCTCAAGGCCTCACGCTTTTCGGATGATTTAAACCAGTTCCTCCTAGAGCACTGATTATTGACTACTAGCGGACACCCACGAATCCTTTTGATACAGTGCAGGGGGTTGAGGAGAATGGAATCCATTTTTTTGACTACTGCTCGGGACGTATCTTCCATAAGCCCCCCGATTAACCACAATCTTATGAAATCATCCCCAACTCTCTGAACTGTATCTGATAAAGAACTTTTGGTGGGCGGTGAGCGTATCAGATGTGTCTTCGCTCATCGGTTCACATCATTATCGTGTTGCCACGCCCCAGAAATCCTCTATCCTCTCTCTTATTATTTTATAATGGGCTTATTTAACAAATCTCGAATATCTAATAAAACTTCTAATAATAATTGTTTCTCGTAATCCACAAAGTTAAAAACAGTTCCAGTTTCGTAACCTTTATGTACATAAGTTTTTCCAACATCTTTCATTA